AGTCAAATGGCTACGGTTCGCGATGGTGTGGCAAGCCTAGCACAAGCTAAAACTCCAAACCCAGTAACTTTGCGACCATATCGTACTTTCAATGAAGTGGAGCAGCCTGCTAGCCAATTCATCTTCCGCATCAACAAATTGGCGAATCTGGCACTATTTGAAGCAGATGGTGGTAAATGGAAATTAGAAGCCGTCGAAAACATCGCAAATTATTTAAAAAATGAACTTGCTAACAACAAAAAAATCACTATTTTAGCTTAAAGGAGAAAACAACATGACACAACAACAATTTAACAACTTTGACCGCGAATACGACTGGAACGACACTATCCAGAAAGACGCTGAATTCACCTTGCTGCCTGAAGGGTTATACTTTTTCACAGTTAAGAGCTATGAGCGTGGACGTCACACACCAAATCCACAGAACCCTGGTAAATTACCAGCATGTAACAAGGCGACCGTTCATATTCAAATCGTTGCAAATGAAGGCGAAACAGAATTACGCCACAACTTATTCTTGCATAGCTCGACAGAAGGTATGTTATCAGCGTTCTTTGGTGCTATTGGTCAAAAACGTAAAGGCGAACCATTGCGTATGGATTGGAATGCAATCGTAGGACGAACTGGCGTATGTAAAGTAGGAGTCCGTGAATATAACGGCAACAAGTACAACGAAGTCAAGGGTATGATCTATGCTGAAGATGTGGACTATACAAAAGTGCTAAATCAACAGTCAGGACAAACTACACAAGCAAGCTACCAACAACCGCAGCAGAATTTTGGACAACCACAAGGACAAGCTGGATACCAGGCCGGTCAATTTTAGGAGGTAAGGGATGCAATTAAGACCTTATCAACAGGAAGCACGGGAAGCTGTTCAAGCTGAATGGGCTAAAGGTCGCAAGCGCACGCTCTTAGTATTACCTACAGGATGTGGAAAGACAATCGTCTTCTCCAAAATCATTGAAGACCAAGTGAAAGAGGGCAAGCGTGTGCTTGTCCTTGCTCATAGGTCAGAACTTTTGGAACAGGCTAGCGATAAGCTCAAGACTGCGACAGGTCTTGGTACAGCTCTGGAAAAAGCCGAAAATACTTCTATTGGTTCCTGGTATCGAGTAGTCGTTGGATCAGTACAGACCATGCAGAGAGAGAAGCGATTGAGTCAATTTCCTCCTGATTGGTTTGATACGATTGTAGTCGACGAAGCCCATCACGCTATTTCAGATGGCTACCAGCGTGTGCTTGGTTATTTTGAACAATCGAACGTATTGGGAGTGACCGCTACACCAGACCGTGGAGATATGAAGAACCTCGGCTCATACTTCGACAGCTTGGCTTATGAGTATTCACTGGTCCAAGCTATCCAAGAAGGGTACTTATCTAAAATCAAAGCTTTGACAATTCCACTTAGTCTAGACCTATCGAACGTCAGCATGTCAGCAGGAGATTTCAAGGCGAGTGATGTCGGAACGGCACTAGATCCATACCTGGAGCAGATAGCTGACGAAATGGCCAAGCAATGTGCAGACCGCAAGACGGTTGTATTCTTGCCTTTAGTGAAGACCTCGCAGAAATTCCGCGACATCTTAAACACAAAAGGTTTTCGTGCTGCAGAAGTCAACGGAGAGTCCAAGGATCGTGCAGAAGTGTTAGAAGACTTCGAAAAGGGTCGCTACAATGTTCTTTGTAACTCGATGTTATTAACAGAAGGGTGGGATTGCCCGTCAGTAGACTGCGTGGTCGTGCTAAGACCTACTAAAGTACGTGCCTTGTATAGCCAGATGGTAGGGCGTGGAACTCGTTTATATCCAGGGAAAGAAGAATTGCTTTTACTGGATTTTCTCTGGCATACTGAACGCCACGAATTATGTCGACCAGCTCACTTAATCTGTGAGACTCCAGAAGTTGCTCAGAAAATGGTTGAGAACATGGAAGAGCAGACAGGTGTCATGCTTGACCTTGAAGATATGGAAGTTAAGGCGGCAGAAGACGTAGTCGCTCAACGTGAAGAAGCATTGGCCAAACAATTGGAAGAAATGCGTAAACGTAAGCGTAAATTAGTAGATCCATTGCAATTTGAAATGTCTATCCATGCTGAAGACTTGTCGAATTACGTTCCTAACTTTGGATGGGAGATGTCACCTCCTAGCGACAAACAAATCAAAGCGCTTGAAAAATATGGCATCTTTACTGACGAAGTAGGAAACGCCGGGAAAGCGAACCTCTTGTTAGACAGATTGCACAAACGACAATCAGAAGGATTGACCACACCAAAACAGATTCGCTTCCTGGAAGGTCGTGGTTTCAAAGATGTGGGCATGTGGCAATTTGACCATGCCAGAAACATGATTGATCGTATCGCAGCGAACGGATGGAGATTGCCTACAGGCGTGCGACCGTCTGAATATGTGCCAAATTAAAAAAGGAGAAAACAGTGGCAGAGAATGATTTTAACTTATTGCCGTTGCTGGATTACATCAATCCTGCCACGGTAGATTACCAAACTTGGGTCAATATCGGCATGGCCCTTAAACACGAAGGATACACGGCATCCGATTGGGACAACTGGTCGCAAAATGATAGTCGGTATAAGAAATTTGAATGTTTCAAGAAATGGGATACTTTCAACGAAGAAGCTGGAACTATCGTGACCGGTGCAACGATTACCCAACTAGCAAAAGAAAATGGTTGGGTGTCGCAATCCAGCTATGATAGCGAGAATGCTCATGAGTTAGGATGGACGGATACCATCGACCGCGACTATCGTGTCATTGATAAGGATTGGATTGAAGGTAAAGAAATCCACGAGCCGACAATTTGGAATCCGGTTCAGGAAATTATCAAATACCTTGAAACACTCTTTGAATCCAGCGAAAATGTTGGGTACGTTACTGAGTGTTATCCAAAGACTGACGACGAAACAGGCGAGATTGTTAAATGGCTGCCAACTAAAGGAGCGTATGACCGGACAGCCGGACAACTGATTGAGCAATTAAGCAAGTGTAACGGTGATATCGGTGCAGTATTAGGTGACTATCACGAAGAAGCTGGCGCATGGGTTCGATTCAATCCTATGGATGGCAAGGGTGCCAAGAACGAAAACGTGACAGATTTCAGATATGCCCTGGTTGAATCTGACAGCATGCCAATCGATAAGCAAAATGCTATCTACAAGGAACTTGAATTGCCGATTGTAGCCCTGGTTCACAGCGGGAATAAATCGCTGCACGCTATCGTCAAAGTAGATGCTAAGAACTATGAAGAATACCGCAACCGGGTTGATTATCTTTATAAGATTTGTCAAAAGAACGGCATTATCGTTGATACTCAAAACCGAAACCCAAGCAGACTATCACGCATGCCAGGTTTTATCCGTAATGGCCAGAAGCAATTCCTAGTAGATACGAACATTGGTAAGGCTGATTGGGATGAGTGGTATCAATACATCGAAGATTTGAACGATGATTTGCCTGATCCAGAATCACTTTCGGATAGCTGGGATAATTTGCCAGAATTGGCGCCTGAATTGATTAAAGGAGTTCTTCGACAAGGACACAAGATGCTGATTGCTGGACCCTCTAAGGCTGGTAAGTCATTCGCTTTGATTGAGATGTCGATTGCGATTGCCGAGGGAAAGAAGTGGCTTGGTTGGGATTGTACTCAAGGACGTGTGTTATACGTCAACCTGGAACTAGACCGACCGTCTGCCCTGCATCGATTCCGTGATGTGTATCAAGCTATGGGATTGGCACCGCAAAATATCAACAACATCGATATTTGGAATCTTCGCGGGAAGACCGTACCGATGGACAAGTTGGCGCCTAAGCTCATCCGTCGATCTTTGAAAAAGAATTACATTGCAGTCATCATTGACCCGATCTACAAGGTCTTGACTGGTGACGAGAACAGCGCAGACCAGATGGCACACTTTACCAATCAATTTGACAAAGTAGCGACAGAGCTCGGGTGCTCGGTTATATATTGCCATCACCACTCAAAAGGTTCTCAAGGTGGCAAGAAGTCCATGGACCGCGCTAGTGGTTCGGGTGTATTTGCTCGAGATCCTGACGCACTTATCGACTTAGTAGAGCTGGAAGTGTCAGAAGAATTGTTGACGCAGCGTTTGAACCAAGCAACGTGCCAGGTTTACCAACGGGCATTACAAGAGCGAAATAATGCTTACTATCAACAAAATGTAGGTTTAGATGACCTCTTGAGTCCTGCGCAGATGAGAACGCACTTTGAAAAAGGTATCGACGATGTCATGGTTCGAGCTCCATACGTGGACAAACTCGAAGAAGTACGCAAGCAAATCCAAATAGCTACTGCGTGGCGTGTAGAAGGTACGCTTCGAGAGTTTGCCAAATTCAAGCCAGTGAACATGTGGTTCAGTTATCCAGTACACGCGCTTGATGAAACGGGCGTGTTGGCGGATATTCAATTGGATGATGTGAATGGAAAAAATTCTCCGTGGAAGAAAAACTTCGATAAGAAAGAAACCAAAGAGGATAAAGCTCAGAAAGTTGAGACTGCAATCGGAATTTTGAATGATGGTATCGAGCCAGTAACTTTGGAAAGTTTGGTAGATTATTTCTCTACTGAAGAGAAGCCAGTGAGTGAAAAAACAGTCCGCAGGTGGATAAAAAACAACGGAAAATTTGAAATTATAAACAAGGAAATTGTGCCGAAAAACTCAAATATAGATGAATAGGGACAAGGACATATCGAAGGACACATCGAAAGACATATCGAAGGACATTATTCGATTTGTCCTTAGGGACACAGGGACATTATTCGATTTGTCCTTATGTCCCTAGAATGTAAAAAATGAGGGACATATCGAATATTTTATCGAAATGTCCGAGGGACAAAACCAGGGACAGAATATCTCCCTCCTTGAGGAGAGATATTTAGGAAAATGTCCCTGAGAGTTCAGAAGAACAGGAACAGGAACAAGGGGGCTTTGCATCCGCCCCTTGTAACCCTGTAACCCTGTCCTTCACTCTGAACTTAGGCGCGTATAAAAAAAGAAAGGAAAAATAAAAATGGTCCGTCGAAAGAAAAAGTATTCAGTGAATTTGGAAATAGGCAAAAAAATGCCACCGCTTTATCACACGTTGCCAGGGCAAGATTTTTGGTATTCCGATTCTGAAGTTTTGAAATGGGTTGCAAATCAGCCAACTCTTTTAAACTGGGTAAAAGACCAACTAAAAAACAGCTGGCTACATCGTCTATAATCCTGAAACTGGTCAGTGGAAAGGTGTAGACTATGATGATTGAATTCTTTTTACCCATGCAAAAAATTCCGACAACAACTCACCAACAAAAAAAGGTAAACGTTCAATTTGGGAAGCCAATTTTTTATGAGCCGGCTGACTTGAAAAATGCCAGGGCGAAATTTGAGAGCTTGCTTGCGCAGCATGTCCCTCCGAACCAAATTAAAGGAGCGATTCGTCTGACAGTCAAGTGGTGCTTCCCTCGTATTAAAAAAAGCTACGATGGCCAATACAAGACCACAAAGCCAGATACGGATAATTTGCAGAAGTTGCTCAAGGACTGCATGACTAAACTTGGATATTGGAAAGATGATGCACAAGTAGCTAGCGAGATTGCCGAGAAGTTTTGGGCGGACACAGTCGGGATCTATATCAAGATTGAGGAATTAACATGAAGATTGACTACATTGATTTCTTTAGCAGACGAATTCCAGAATGGATGGCACGCAGCAACCAAAAGAGTCAAGAAGTTGGATTTGGAACAGATGCTTATTGGCAATGGGCCGTATCGTCTATCGGAGAAATTTGCAAACAATACAATGATGATGAGCTGGTGACGGAGCAGTTTGGCCTACTCTTTAACTGGCTAGAAAAACAAGCAGGTTAAACTATGGAATATAGTAAACAAACAGTAATTGAAGTTTTGGAACAATCGATTGAGAAAACTAAGGACGAAATCGAGAAATATTCAAAAGATTGCAACGGACGATTTGCACAAGGGAGAACTGCGCATCGTGAATTTCTGAAGAAAAAACTGAAGAAGTTGGAGAAACAGTTGGAGGGACTGAAAAATGAATAGACAAGAATTGATTAAACATTTTGAGGAATTGCCTTATGTATCAATTACTCAAATGGGAAAGAAAAGTTTTATTGATTTAATCGAACAACTAGATGAACCAGAAACAGGTCACGCAGACGAAGCACCGCGCTATGTCAAGAATATACTAGCAAGATTGCGAGAATTGCCAGCGCATGACCGTGAAGTTTGGCTAAAGGCTATCATGGGTGAATTTAAGCAAGATTTCAGTAGTGCAAAATGGCGTGAAGGGTACGAGCAAGGAAAATTTGAGGGAAAATATATACCCGAAAAAGTCGCAATTCCTAAATTTGTGGCGGATTGGATTAGAAAATGTAAAACATTTAAGTCTTTTTTTGTAAGTTTATCTTTTGCATTGCAGCCCAGTGTATGGGAAGCAAATGGATTATCTCACGAGTGCATTGAATGGTTGGCGGATGCAGAAAACCAAGAAACCTTTGCGCGTGCATGGCTTGACGGTTACGAGGCCGAGGAAGAAAAGCGGTATAAAGTAAGGATGAAATATATCGAAAACAATATGAAATATATTGTGTTTGGTAAATATTCAGAATCATGGTTTCTTGAAAGCGAAAATGAATCAAGTAATATAAGAACAAACCACACCCGAAAAGAATTAGAAGAAGCAGGCTTCGGCTGGGTGTTTGATTGCGAGGGTGTGGAAGTGCAGGAGGTGGGGTGATGGTACAAACCATTGAACAAGCAATAAAAAATGAAAACAAACGCATAAAAATCCCTGCGAAAATCAGACCGTTTGATGTAGGTTATCGAATAGTAAACAAAAACGGCCAAGCGCTAGCTTTAAGAAATGGGGCAAGTATATTCGCTTTACCCTCGCTTGCTGAAAAAGCTATAAAGAAAGAGTTTGGAAAAATTGATCCAGACTTTGACATTAAGGAGCATTTTGTTGAAGAGGTCGCTATTGTCAATTTAAGTAAATTTCATAGTTATTTTGAGGAGGTGGAAGATGAGTGATTTTCTAAAAGGTATCGGAGCAGTAACATTGATGTTATCAACAATTGCAGTCGTTCTCCTTACTATTTGCGGGCTTATTGAATGGTATTTTACATGGGTATTTTCAATTTTCCCAATCAAACCTTATTTAATACCGGTTCTGTTAGTACATTCTTTTCTTTTTGGAGGGTTGGTATTCCTTGTAGGAAGTTTAGTTGAACTAATCGGCAAAAGGAAATCTAAAAGATAAAATATAGGAGGTAAAATGAAACGATTTATTGCAATCTGGATTGTCTTGTCAGCTACTTTGAATATCTGGCAATGTGTCCACATTAAAAATCTTGAAAAAAGGCGCCCTATTGTCATCTATAAAGCTGACAACAAAGGCGCAGAAATCAAAGGCAGAGTCGTCCACAAGGAGAAGATGGGCGAACTCTACACGATCACAATACAAAATTACGGCACATTCGTGGTGTCGCAAGATAACTACAAATTTTTAAAAATCGGGGATGAGGTGAGGTTATGAGATGTTTTAAAATTCTATGTATTGTTTTATTCGCATCCTTACTCGTAGCATGTCACCAGATTTCGAGTGGGACAGTGGTAGATAAGTACATTGATGAACCTCACACAACGTTCATACCTGTTATGAATGGTAAAAGTTCGGTACTTGTACCAACCAGAACCAAAAGAAAATACATCCTGGTCGTTTCAGGATATGCAGGTAATAAGCAAGTTGAAGAAACATTTGAAGTAACAGTTGAGGAATACAAGCACTATAAAATCGGTAATACTTTTATACAAGATGCCGTTTTAGAGAATAAAGAAGGGGATAAACAATGAAACCTAAAAGATACCCATATTCAGGAAAAAGGCAAAAAGTCTCGTCGCCATTATTTCCTGCACGACCAATTTTAAACGAAGTTCCAATTGTGGAAGAGGTCAAAGTTGAGCTCGGAGTTGAAGCTAAAGTTGGGCGTTTTTATCCAGAAACAATAATACAATTAGATATTTCTGGATACGGGAATAGAGTGGTTTCAGTACATCGCTTTCCTGGTACCTTACTGAGTGTCGGTGAGTCAATTCAACTAAAGATGCTTTTCTATAAAAAACTTAGAAATCTTACTACAGATCGTTTCTTGACTTTTAGAGAATCTGACTGGAAGTTCTTTATCCGTGACCTGGTCAACGAATTTGTGAATTAGAGAGTTAGTGAGGTTGAACAATGAAACCAGAACAAATCGACAACGTAAACAAACCTAATCACTATCAAGGCTCAAAAGGTCTTGAAAGCATTGAAGTGATTGATAATTTTATTGGTAACTTAATTGGTAAGGCAGCGTGGTGCTGGGGAAACGCAATTAAATACTTACTACGCTTTCAAAAGAAAAACGGTATTGAAGATTTAAAGAAAGCAAGAAAGAACCTTGATTGGTTGATTGCAGAATTGGAGGCAAAAGATTGACGATCAATATTAAGCAGCGACTAAAGGCCTTGCAATATATTGATATCAAAGTGAAGTCGAAACATCAGGAAATCATCAGCTTGAAGTCAGGTATTTTACGAGGGCAACAATTTGATAATATGCCGAAATCGAAAAATAATAAAAACCAGTCCGAAGAATTGAATGTGCTGATCATCGACAAGTCAGAACAACTCTATCGGGAAATTCAAGATCTGTATAAAGAACGTGAAGAACTCATTCAAGCTATCGAATCGCTAGACGATCCGGTGGAGAACATCGTAATGCGATTGTTTTACATTGATGGGATGACCTGGAACGAAGTTGAAGCTAAGCTGAGATATAGCCGAGGCGCTATTCAAAAAATTAGGAAGTCCGCGTTTGGAAATTTATCAAAAAATGTGAACAAAGTGAACTAAAGTGAAACTTTAAAGTGTTATTATGATATTGTCAACAAGAGGCTGATAGGCTCCTATATATTTTTTACTGAAGGGCGTGATGCCCTTTATGGCGGCGATAGGATTCTCTACTATTTTGGTTCTCACACAGATAAGCTCTCCAAACTTTTTGTTTTCCCGGTTCAATTCCGGGCGCCGTCTTAACGACTACAACAAAATAAAAAAAGAAAAGGTAACAATATACTATTGGTTCTGATAGAGGTAAGTAGTCGCCTCTCGTCAAGTCACTCATCGAGTGGCTTTTTTGATTTTTCGAATGGAGGTGATGGAAAATTGAATGAATTAACGATAAAACAAAAGAGATTTGCAGATGAGTACATCATCTCAGGCAATGCGACTGAATCTTATAAGAAAGCGGGTTATCGCGCTTCTAGTGATAGAGTGGCAGGTGTTGAAGGGCACAAGTTACTAAAGAATCCTAAGATTAAAACCTATATAGAAGAACGGTTGAAGCAACTTGATTCTGAAAAGATTGCAGATCAGCAAGAGGTCTTAGGTTATCTAACTTCGGTAATGCGAGGGGAGACTCAAGAACAAACTCTATGCAGCATCGGTGAACTTGGCCAACAAGTTATCGATATCGATGTCGGAGCAAAAGATAGAATCAAAGCAGCCGAACTTTTGGGCAAACGTCACAGGCTTTGGACAGACAAAGTAGAGGCGGACGTTTCTGGAACGGTGGTGTTTGCGAATGAGTCAGACATACCAGATTAAGCAGAATGACATTGTTGTAGACCTACCTAAGACAGTAGGAGCTGGATACGGTCAGTTCTGGCGCTCAAGAAATCTCTATCGAGTTGTAAAGGGCTCCCGTGGTTCGAAGAAGTCGAAAACAACAGCTTTGAACTATGTTACCCGTATTTTGAAATATCCCTGGGCCAACTTGCTTGTTATTCGTAGATACTCAAACACGAACAAACAATCGACCTACACGGATTTCAAGTGGGCAGCTAACCAACTAAAAGTCGCTCATAAATTTAAATTCAACGAGTCGTTGCCTGAAATAACAGTCAAAGAGACAGGGCAAAAGATTCTCTTTCGTGGTTTGGATGATGAACTTAAAATCACATCAATCACGGTTGATGTCGGTATTCTTTGCTGGGCATGGTTCGAGGAAGCGTATCAAATTGAGACTGAAGACAAGTTCAGTACAGTAGTCGAATCTATCCGTGGTAGCTTAGATGTGCCTGATTTCTTTAAACAAATCACAGTCACGTTTAACCCGTGGAATGAGAGGCATTGGCTCAAGCGCGTCTTTTTTGATGAAGAGACTAGACGAGCTGACACACTTTCGATGACGACTACTTATCGATGCAACGAGTGGCTTGATGAAGTCGATATCAAACGCTATGAAGATTTGTATCATACAAACCCAAGGCGTGCGAGAATTGTTTGTGACGGCGAGTGGGGTGTCGCTGAAGGACTAATTTACAACAACGTAACTGTCAAGGAGTTTGACAAAGACGAGTTGCTACAAAACCCTGATAACAAGTTGTGTATTGGGCTTGACTTTGGTTTTACTCATGATCCAACTGCTTTGTGTTGCTCGCTCATAAACGATACGACAAAAGAGATACACATTTTTGACGAAGCGTACAGAGTCGGTCTGATAACCAAGGAAGTCGCTAAGATGATAAAAGATAAAGGTTATCATCGCTCTACAATCATCGCAGATAGCGCAGAGTCACGGCTGATCGAAGAGCTCAGGTCAGAGCATGGCATATCTCGAATCAAAGAGAGTAGGAAAGGAAAGGATAGTATCATGGCAGGCGTATCCAAATTGCAAGGATACGCTATTTATGTACATCCAAGTTGTGAACATATCATGGATGAATTTTATAGCTATTGTTATCAACGTGATAAAGAAGGTAATTGGTTGAACAAGCCAGAAGATAAGAATAATCACTTGATGGACGCGTTGCGATATAGTCTTCAATGTATTGAAGGTGTTAAAGCGACTGTTCGCAGACGTTCAGACTTTGGCTTATAGAAAGGAATTAAATGTATCAGATTTTAACTTATCCGAGAGATGGATATGACGAAACAGCCTTGAGTAAAGAGTTGATTTACAAGCTGATTCAAAAACACACACAAGAACGCCAACGATTGAAGGATTTGAAGAAATACTATCTGGGCGAACATGCTATTTTAAAACATGAGCGACGAAACAAGAATGCTCCAAATTTTAAAACAGTAGCAAATCATGCGAAGGATATTGCAGACACGGCCACAGGTTACTTCATGGGCAACGCTATTAAGTATAATAACACTGCGGATGGCGATATCGAGTCCTTGATTGTAGCATTCGACGGCGCTGAGATTGACCAGGTAGATACACAAAACGCATTGAACATGTCTATCTACGGACGTGCTTACGAATACATCTATGCAAAAGAAGGGCTGACTGAACTCGATTCGACTAGCGTTGATCCTGAGAATGTATTCCTGGTTTATGATGATAGTATCGAACGCAAGGTTCTTTTTGCAGTGTACTACTACGAAATCAAGGATGATACGAGGGATGCTACCAAGTATCAAGCGGAAGTCTTTACTCAAAATCTGCACTATCACATTGTGCTGCGTGATTCAAGCAAAGGAACAACACAGAATGAACAAGTAGAACCTCACAATCTTGGTCAGGTCCCGATTATCGAATATCGAAACAACAACTTTGCGATTGGTGACTACGAACAACAAATCAGCTTGATTGATGCTTACAACTCGTTAATGGGTAATCGTGTCAATGACAAAGAGCAAGCAGTCGAGTCTATTCTCGTTTTGTACGGTGCACAATTGGCCGATAATCTGGAAGATGCTAGAGAAGCAATGAGTATTCTTGCTGAAGAAGGTCTTTTGGAATTGCCAACAGATGCCAAAGCTGATTTCTTGAAGAATGCCTTAGATGAGAACGCTACTGAAATTTTGCGTAAGGCTTTGAAAGAAGACATCTACACATTTAGTCATGTGCCAAATCTGACAGATGAAAACTTTGCAGGCAATAGCTCGGGCGTAGCCATGGAATTTAAGCTGCTAGGTCTTGAGATGATTACTAAGACCAAGGAAGCGAATTACAAACGTGGTATTCGTCAACGTATTGCTATTTTTGCTCATTATTTAGGTATGCAGCAGATTGCTCTTGAAGCACATTCGATCGTGCCACAGTTTAGCCGTGGATTGCCTAAGAACTTACTTGAGTTGTCACAGGTTATCAATAATCTTGAAGGTAAGGTGTCACTTCGCCAGCTTATTTCTCTCTTGCCATTCGTTGAAGATCCTGATGCTGAATTGGAAGACCTCGAGGAAGAAAAAGAAAAGAACATGGAACGTGTGCCATTCTTTAACCAGGTAAACACGAAGCCAGACGAAGAGGTGACGGATGAAGAACCAGGACTATTGGACCAAGAGGAAGGCTAATCTCATCTATGAGCAGATGGATAAAGCCGAGAAGCAAGCAAACAAGTTTGATAAAGTCTACAAAGAATCAAAAGCTTATTTAGACAAGCAAATCAATAAGGTCTTTGACAAATTTCAACGCGATTATGGTTTGAGTGAGCGTGATGCTCGTCATGTCTTGAAGAACATGAAGGACCAGAAGGACCTGAACGAACTTCGTAAGGTGCTTGAAGCTAGACCAAATGATCCAAATATTCAACGATTGCTTGCTGATTTGGACAGTCCAGCTTATGCTTATCGCATGAAGCGTTTAGAACGTCTTAACGACGACCTAGACCGTATGCGTGAGTCTATCTATCATTCCGAGAAGAAAGGCTCAGATTCATTTTACAGCGACTTGATGAAGGATAGCTACTACAAGGCTACCTTTGACTTGCAGCAGCAGACAGGACTTGCTTATAGCTTCTCCGACTTACCTGAAACAGAAATCAAACGCCTACGAGGTCTAAAGTGGACGGGAGAGGCCTATTCGGACAGAATATGGTCAAATACTGGGGCGCTCGCTTCAAGTGTGAAAGACGAGCTCCTAGTAAGTCTCATGACTGGCCGAAGCGTAAGAGATACATCTCAAGCAATCGCTGAACGTTTTGAGGCTGGACAGAACAAAGCTAGGCGCTTGGTTCGGACAGAATCAGCGTTCTTTCATAACCAAATGGAACTGCTCAGCTATGAAGATGCTGAGATTACAAAGTACAAATTTGTAGCAGTGTTGGACAAGCGCACATCTCACATTTGCCAGGAGCACGACAACAAGGTCTATAATACAGCCAATGCTGTTCCTGGTGTGAATTATCCACCACTACATCCTTGGTGTCGGTCTACGACTATCGCACACGATGATGATATCGAGTACAGCAAGTTAGAACGCAGGGCTAGAAATCCTGAAACAGGCAAAGTCGAGTACGTACCTGCTGATATGAGTTATAAAGAGTGGTACGATAAATACGTTGCAAAAAATAGAAAAAAGGAGAGCACCGAGAAACCGAAGGAAAATATAAAAAGATTTGACTTTTATCCATTAACGGAGGATAATATAGGTGACAAAGAAAGAATATTAAACATATCTAAAAGATTGAAGGCAGTTTCGGAAGACTACGAAAAAGAAACTGGTAAAAATATTTTAGAGTTATTCACAAATAAAAAATTGACAGATCGTTCCAATCCGTATGATGATGAAAAATCTAAATTTATAAGATTTTTATATAAACGAGTTGGCTATGATAGAAAACCGAATATTCTTAATGACAACGATATTGTTGGATTAGAGACCATATACCGTGGTGTAAGTGATAGTGAATCTGGAGAAATAAGTTCAAAAACTTTAAAGGATAATTTCAGTAAAGGTAAACTAGACCTAAGTGGTAGAGCAAAATCTGCCCATGGGCGTGGTATATATTTCGGAAGTAGTTTTGTTGCTGAGAGATATGCTAATAAAGGCACAAATCCATTGCTAATCAAAGCTTTTTACGACCCTTCTGATTTTAAATTTTTAACTGACGAACTTTACAAAAAAGAAAAGCATACTTGGTTGAAAATTTTAGACGATGATAATGAGTTATATGAATATTACCATTTTTTGATGAGTCAAATAGGAATAAATGACTCTAATGCGGATGTTTTTGCTGTTTTGCATGGTTACGATGGTTACAAAGCAATACATAATGATGGATTGTATACAGTTGTTTATAATCGCAGTAAGTTAGGAGTGCTCAAAGATGATTAAAATTTCAATCAGTTTATTGCTAGATGCAATTGAAGATAACATTGACGACGAAGCGCTTCAATCTATCGATTTCGAGAGTCAAATCAGAAAAATTACAAAAGAATTTCAGGGAGAAAATGGTAAGTTCTTAGTAAAAGAAGAAGCACTTGAAACACTCTCTTTGGACAGAAATACAAAGGATAAAATTATTGAACAAATAAAACAAAATAGTCAAAATGTTTTCGAAGATGATTTTGACACGTTGTTGCAATTATATTATTAAGCACCTAGAGAAATCTAAGTGCTTTTTTTATGCTCAGAAAGGAGTAAAACATGTTTATTTGGGAATGGGTATCAATCGCTTTCGGGTGGTTGGTATTTTTATTGCTGGTATCTTTTATCTTTTTGTTTATGAAAAATTTAAACAAAGAGTTCAAAAACAGAAAGTAGGTGATCCGACATCTTGACTGGCAGGAATAGACTGCTATAAATTACTGTAAATTGTTATAAACCGTATCAGATTTGATGCGGTTTTTATATTGTCCGAGCATTGATGACACTAAAAGCCATGGAATTATACAGTCAGGGATGACTTAAAAAATAGGAGGTTCGTAATGAACGAAGAAACACAAACAGTCGAAACGGTTGAAGCTCAAGGGGTGCCTGCAGAACCTACTATCGAAACACAACCGCAAGACGAGAAGAAGTACACAGATGCAGAAGTCGATGCTATCATCGACAAGAAGTTTGCTAAGTGGAAATCAGAGCAAAAAGCTAAAGAAAACGAGGCTAAAAAACTTGCCAAGATGAATGCTGACGAAAAACAGAAGTATCAGTTGGATCAACGTGAGCAAGAACTGGCTAATCGTGAACAGGCGATTGCTCGTAAGGAATTGACCGCAGAAGCTAAGGCAATGCTAAGTGAACGTGGCTTACCAGTTGAATTAGTGGCCGTGGTTGATTTATCAAACGCAGAAGCCGTGACTGAATCGGTCGCAAGCATTCAGAAAACGTGGGAGGATGCAGTTCAAAAAGGTGTATCTGACCGAATGAAAGGTAGCGCACCTATCAAGACTGCGCCAACAAATCAGCAAGAAGTTGTAGAAAAATGGAAAAAAGACTTTTTGCACTAAAAAAATAAAAAAATGAGGTAAATATAAATGGCATTTGAATCAATTAACACAGCAGAATCACGCAAGCGCCATCTTGGAATCATTGAAGATGTACTTGCAGTAAATTCATACGCAACACCGCTCTTGACACCAAGTGAGGCAGTAACTCTTGACGGTCGCTCATTCACTGTTGCAACAGGAAACACAACTGGTCTTAAAGACTACAAACGTAACCAAGAAAACGAATTTGATTACGTTGAAACTGAAGAAAAGGTCTACACTCTTGATGAAGAAAAATACTGGGGCCGTTTCGTTGACAAGTTGGACGAACGTGACTCAAACGGTCAAGTAAATATCGAATATGTAATCGCTCGTCAAGCTGCTGAAGTTGTAGCTCCATACCTTGACAAACTTCGTTTTGATGCAGCACTTGGTAATGTAAGCGAAAATGTTGTTATGGGAAAAACAGCAGGCGCAAACAATGCTTACAATGCAGTTCTTGATGTCTCTGAAAAATTGGATGAACTTGGAATCACAAAAGAACGCTTGCTCTTCGTGACTCCAAGTTTCTACAAGGCTATCAAATCTGAAATCGTACGCTTGCCACAAGGTGATGCTGATAAAAAAGTCCTTGGTAAAGGATATGTTGGTGAATTGGATGATTACACAGTCTACAAAGTACCTTCTAAATTCTTGCCAAATGTAAACGCCCTTGCTGCTGCCCCTGGTGTCGTTACATCACCAATTCAAATTGATAACACTAAGTACAACGACAACGTGCCTGGTCGATTTGGTGAATTGGTAGAGCAATTGCTTTACACAGGCGCTTATGTTCTTGAACATTTCCAAAAATACATCATCACAATTGCAGATGCTAAACCTGCTGCTAAAGAGTCAGCTCAAGGTAAGACAGTGAATCGTGCGAAAGCATGGAAGTCTGGTTCAGATTACAAAAAAGGCGACACAGTGACTCATGAAGATAAAGTCTATGTTGCTATCAAAGACATCACTAGCTCAAGCAACAAACCAGATTCTGACTCAGCTAACTGGAAGCTTAAATAACGAGGCCTGACCCATGAAAGTCAGAGTCAAGCAAGCATTCAATGATTGGCAAGCGCAAGTGGTTCGCCAAGAGAATGAAGTCTTTGAGATGACAGAAGGACGCTTTGACGAACTGTCTCACAATCTCAAAGAAGGGTTCTCGGTTGATATCGCAGATGTAGTTGAAATCATTGACGAAGAAGAAACCGAAGCACAAGGAGACGAGACGACTCCTTTAGATTAGGAGGTCTTATGGAACTTGGAAAACTTAAAATATTGACGGGCGAGAGTGACGAAGCAGTCCTCTCGTCTTTAATTTTACGGGCAGAAAATATCATTTTATCAGAAACTAACCGAGACAATCTCACACCTGCGCTTGAAAGACTCATCCCAGAGCTTGTAATCGAGCTCTACAATCGTTCAGGAAGCGAGGGAGAGCAGTCAAGAAGCGAGGGTGGTATATCTGTTACCTACGGAGAAAATGGATTGTCTACGGGCGTTTTACAGCGTATTCGGATGCATCGCTTAGCAAGGGTGGCAGGTCATGTTTTTGAAAAAGAATAGACTGAAACCATATCCCATGAAACGGTTTAAGAAAACCGTGACAGACGAAGGGATTGCTAAGGAAGGGTACGCTGACAAGGTTGAAGAAGTGTGGCTTGAATTGTGGCCAGCTAGCAGTAAGCTACAATCTGAAATCTATGGCGAACGCTTGAACGATATCTTGAACGCAAATGCGAGCAAGAATGCAGATATCAACGTCAAAGACGGGGTCTGCATCGATAGCAAGACAGAAGTCACGCACAGGGTTATCTCAAAGAAAGTGTATAGCCATCATCAAGTTTTGGAGTTAGAACGTGTCAGGTTTAATCGGAGCAGATAGTTTAATCGCTAAATGCCGTAAGTTATACGGTGCTAAAACTAATGAGATTGTAGGACAAGCACTATTACACGCTGGTAAAACAATCGTACAACCTGAAGCGAAACTTAGAGCTCCAGCAAATGAGGGTGAGCTGAGAAACAGTATCAGAGTCCGTCTTAAAACAAACGGAAACAAGATATCGAGTGAAATATTCACGAACTCAGACCACGGCGCTTATGTCGAACTTGGAACTGGTCCAAAAGGTCAAGCAAGCCACTCTGGCATATCGCCAGAAGTAAGCGTGTCTTATCGGTCAACGCCTTGGTACGTGCACGAAGACCAAATCAACGTAGGACCTTACCACTTTGCCAAAAGAGGTGAGTTTTACAAGATGTATGGTCAACCAGCTCAACCTTACTTGTATCCTGCTTTGAAGGACAACCAGGAACGTGTATCAAGGAGCATCTCTAAATACGTTAGTAGGAAGATAAAGGAACAGATATAATGATCAATATTAAACCCGTGATTTACAAAGAATTGCAAAAGGTCGCAGATAATGTGACCGATACTTATCCGGACGATTGGGAGAACTTCCCAGTCGTTATTTTTTTAGAAGAACAAAACAAACCAGGTGAATGGTATGACGAGAAGGAGCGCAAGTCGAATATCCGCTACAAGGTTGATATATTCGACAAAGACAGTACAAGTGGTCTAGCGGTTGAAATCGATAAGATTTTTGCATCGTTAGGGTTACGAAGAACTGACTGTCAAGATGTGCCGGACCCATCACACTTACGTCACAAATTGATGCGATTCGAAGGTATCGTCGACCTAGATTCACAATTGGTTTATCAATACAGAATGGAGAATTAAATGTTAGCAAATGGAATTAAGCTCGCTTATGGAAAAGCTAAAGGAACTTATACTGACCTTGTAGGACTTAAAGAAGTACCTGAATTCGGTATCGAACCTGAAAAGGTTGAAAATACAACCCTTGCAGACAAGGTTAAGAAATACGAATTTGGTATTGGTGATGCAGGGGAATTGGAATACAAATTCGCTTACAAGAACGACGGGGAAAATGCTCCTTACCGTGTTTTGCGTAAAGCAGCAGACAACAAGGAAAAACTCTTCTTTGAACAAACTTACCCAGACAATACTAAAGTCCAATTTGAAGGTCAAGTGTCTGTTAAACTTGGCGGTGGTGGTGTGAACTCTGTTATTGAATTCACACTTAAAATCGCATTACAATCCGAACTTGAATTCACAGATGGAATGGGAGGATAATAGATGACTACTCTACCATACGCAGTTTGGCAAGTCAGTGAGGATAAGGAGTTGAAGCTCCGCCTCACATCCTTGCAAGCGACGAAAGTCGAAGAAAAAATCGGAATGAATTTGCTCAAGGTGTTTATGCCCGCAGAAGGTGAATCTTTCACATTGCCTCCTTTGAAGGTGACGTTGCTCTTAACTCATGGAGCACTTCAAAAATATGAGCACGGCATTTCATTCGAAGATGTATCTGATCTATATGATTCTTACGTGGACAATGGCGGTGACCAGGCAGCGTTTATGGCAGATGTTGTCTTGCCGATGCTTCAAGTATCGGGTTTTATGCCACGGGAGAAAACAAGCAAGAAGAAAACTCCCAAAAAATCCAAAACCAAAATGGAAGTAGTCGACTAGAAGAGACTACTGTCAATTCAGTAAAAGAAATGGTTGAGAGGCTCTACCCGATGTTTTTAGATATTGGAGGAAAGCCTCTCGATTTTTGGGATTTAACTATATTAGAAATCAGAGACATGATTGAAAGCCACAATCGTGTCACGATTCAAAAACAAAAAGAAAAAATTGTTGAATCTTACAGGCTTTCGCAGATGATAGCGAATAACGTATCTTTGTTGATTTCAAAAGATGCCAAACCTCTTGATGTTTGGGAATACGCTCCGGACTTGTTCCAGGAAGAAAGGGAGCAAGTCGAGAAGGCAAGGCAAGAAGAAGAAATGCAATTGCATAAGGAACGCATGCGCTTGTTTGCTGAGAGTCACAATCGAAGAATGAAAATGAAAGGAGAATAGATGGGAGTTACTCTTGATGAGCTCAAGGTAATGATTGACGCTGAAATCGCACCTTTCAAGAACAAGATGAAAGAAGTCGAGAATAGAGTCAAAGACGCATCCGGAAAAGTCCAGGAATCAACCAACAAGATTAAGGCACAGTCCGGTTCTATGCTTGGTACATTTGCTAAATTGGCAAAATTCGCCGGCTTGGCATATCTTGGTAAGAAGATGCTCGATGTCGGTATGTATTCGACTCAAATGGCTCTTGAAGTTACTGCAGCAGTCAACCAAATCAAACGCCAAATGGGCGAGAGCTCGCAAACATTCTTAAAATGGGTTAACGATAACGCGAGCGCTATGAATATGGGTGTTGGTGAAGCGACAAAATACGGGGCGGTATATTCAAACTTATTTTCTGGCTTTATCAAAGACTCAAACAAGCTTAGCGCTTATACTGCTAAGATGCTTCAGACATCTGCAGTTGTAGCTGAAGGTTCAGGTCGTAGCATTACAGATGTTATGGAGCGTATTCGTTCTGGTTTGCTAGGGAACACGGAAGCAATTGAAGATTTAGGAATCAACGTCAATGTGGCGATGATTCAATCTACTGAAGCGTTCAAGCGCTTTGCAAATGGCCAAAGCTGGGATCAACTCGATTACCAAACTCAGCAACAGATTCGACTTATGGCTATCCTGGAACAAGCGACCGCCAAATATGGTACAACCTTGTCGCAGTCAGTTAACGGACGAATCAGCTTGTTTAAATCATTGCTGAAAGATGCTGCACTTAACGTAGGGAACGCATTCTTACCAATTATCAACGCTATCATGCCAGTCTTGAACTCGTTTGCGATGGTATTGAAGAATGTAACTGCCAAATTGGCTGAATTCATCGCTTTAATGTTTAACAAGAAAGCAACAGTAAAAGACGGTGGTGTAGCTGGAGCAGTCAATGGCATGAACGGCTCGCTACAAGATGCAGCAGGCGGTGCAGGCGACCTAGCAGATGCTATGGGCGATGCAGATGATGCTTCAGGTGGTATGGCCGATAACCTCGACGACACAGCCAAGTCAGCTAAAAAAGCCGTTAAGGAATTACTTGGTCTAATGGGATTTGATGAAATCAACCTATTAGGTAAGAAAGACGATTCTGGCGACGACGATGGAGCTGGTAAAGGCAAAGGCGGTGGCGGTGGAGGCAAAGGCAAGAAAGGAAAGGGAGGCGGTGGCGGACCTTTCAAAGATATCTTACCGGAAGTAGCTTTGACCGACATGGATAACCAATTCAAGAGCATTTTTGACGGTCTTGGAGATAAGCTGAAAGGTCTATCTGACCTATTTAGCAAAGGGTTCTCTGCTGCTTTCAGAGCTGAAGGTCTTGAACGTATCACAAATGCTATCGGTCGAATCAGAAAGACTCTTGAAGAAATCGCTACTGATCCACGAGTAGTCAATGCCTTCAATGGCATGACCAAGAAGATAGTATACTCTCTAGGACAGATTACAGGCTCTCTGGCAACGGTTGGAGTTGGCATTGGTGTTTTCCTTGCCGAAAGCATTGCAAATGGATTAGAACGTCAAAAAGAGCGCATTATCCGTTCTCTGGTAGCCCAGTTTGAGAATACGGGCAATATGTTTGCTTCAGCTGGGAACATCGCTCAGGCGTTCGCAAACGGCTTCTATGATGTAATCACATCCGATGGAGCCATCCGCATCGGTAGTGCTATTGTATCGTCCATGTTAGCTATTCAAGCTAGCATCGTAGAGATTGGTTTCAAATTCGGTGGTGACCTTATGCAAGGCATCGAACGAATTATTACGGATAATATGCCTGGCATTGCTGAGATTTACTCAAATACTTTGTCTGACATCGCTCCAATCTTTGAAAGTGCTGAACAAGCAATCAATGACCTTTCCGATTCGATTAGTCGAACATATGACAAATATATCAGACCGTCTATCGAGTCATCGACTAAAGCCATATCTGGCTTCATTGGTGTATTTGTGAAAGGCTGGAACAATCATATCCAGCCTGTTATCAAGAAACTCGGTCAAGGTTTTTCTGATACAATTGGCAAGCACATTTCGCCGATGATCCAGAAGATTTTAGAGATGATTGCTAGTTTTCAAGAAATGTCGCAAGTCATTACTGCCTATGTTGCACCAGTAATTAGCTTTATCGTTGAGCTATTGATGAGAGTTCTAGCTCCAACTCTTGAATATATCGGAGAAGTTTTCCGTGTGTTATTCAACATAGTTGCTGATATATTTGGAGGAATAGCCGATTTCCTCAAAGGTGTATTTGATATTATCACAGGCATCCTTACCAGTGATATGAGCAAGATTTTTGATGGATTTACCGAAACAGGCGATGCTATCATGAGCATCTTGTCTACAATCTTAACTGGATTGTTAGATTTAACAGTAGCGGTTTTGAAAGTTATCTGGGATACGATTGTGGCAATCTTCCAAGGAATCTGGGATGGTATTGTAGCTATCTTTACACCAATTGGCGAATGGTTCGCTGGCGTGTTTCAAGCTGCGTGGGAAGGCATTGTGGCTATCTTTACTGATTTAGGTACCTGGTTTGGCGATCGCTGGACTGAAGTGACGACTGCACTTTCAAATATCGGTACCTGGTTCACAGATATGTTCCAGAAAGCTTGGAATGGGCTTACTGGTATATTTGCTAATATCGGCACTTGGTTCGGCGAAAGATGGAACGACGTCAAAAACGCTCTTGCGAGTGTTTCAGCTTGGTTTGGAGATATCTTTATAAGAGCCTACAATGCAGTCACAAATGCATTTAGTTCGATTGGTAGCTTCTTTAGTGGCGTTTGGACTACCGTCAAAAATATCTTTGTCGGTGCAGGTCAAGCGGTCGGTAGTGCAGTAGGTGGAGCGTTTAGAAGTGCAGTTAATGCCGTACTTGGAACAATCGAGAATGTTGTCAATGGCTTCATCGGCATGATCAATGGCGTCATTGGTTTGATTAACAAGATCCCAGGTGTTTCTCTTGGTGGTATTGGATATGTGAGTCTGCCTCGTCTTGCTCGTGGTGGTATCGTTGATAGCCCTACTGTGGCCATGATTGGTGAAGCTGGTAAAGAAGTCGTTATGCCTCTTGAAAATACTGGATTTTTACAGACTATGGGTCGCATCGTAGGTGGTGCCGTAGTCAACGCTCTAGGTGGTGGCTTAACACAACCAAGTGGCTTCAGTGGTAGTGGTGACATTGTTATTCAAATCGGTGGTCACGAGTTTGGTCGTGTAGCTATTCAAGAAATCAATCGAGAACAAGAACGTGCAGGACAAGTCTTGCTTAACATTTAAAGGGAGGTAAAATGGCACGTTTAATCATTAACGGGGTGGCTGTTAAGCCTCCCAAATCTTTTCAGGTCGGTATCCAGGATATCGACGGAGAAACAGGGCGTAACGCAAACGGAGACATGGTGCGTGACCGTATCACGACCAAGCGCAAATTAGATTGCGAATGGGGCATGCTGACTCAAGGAGAAATGAGTCAGCTTTTAAATGCCGTAGCGCCTGAATTCTTCCAAGTGTCTTATCCGGATCCAATACACGGCCAAACAACTAAAACTTTTTACGTTGGAGACAGAACAGCTCCAAGTTATTCGTTTACAAACGAACTCAAGCCATGGTCTGGCGCTAAATTCAATCTGGTAGAAAGGTAGGTAGAACATGGATATATTCAGACGACAGAAATTCAATGAAGCTATGTTTGCTAAGAACCGTACCCTTGCTATCAGAGTCGGTGCTTACCAATCTGGCGACATTAAAGAAGCTAGTTTTGATTATGGCTATATCAAGGGCGATACTTACAAGCCAGGTGGAACGTGTGCCGGGAGCGGGAAGATTACGTTCACAAGCATTATCACGACATTCAACAAGTTAGATAAGATTTATCCAGAAATCGGTCTTTTGGTCGATGGAACTTATGAATGGGTGAAGATGGGTGAATACTTCATCAACAATATTGAAATCGACCGCAATCGAAACACGACTACGCTAGAGCTCATGGACGGGATGTTTAAGTTGAACCGTGAATATGTCACAGACCTAACCTATCCAGCAGATATTAAAAATGTAATCAAAGAAATTTGTTTAAAAACTGGCATCAAACTTGCCAACGAAATCATGGATGTTGCATCTATGAATTATCAGATTGATAAGGTACCTGAAAATAAAAAAATGACATTTCGAGATGTTTTGAGTTTAGCCACTCAAATGCTCGGGATGTCTTGTTTCTTTAATCGAGAAGGTAAGCTTGAAATCAAGGAATTGACTGATTCAGGGATCACAATTACAGCTGATAGTTACTTTATGCACGGTTTGACTAAAAGCGAGATCGAGTATCAAATTGCAGGGATAACCTGTAAAAAGGATAAAGAAACACTCACGGTTGGATTGCGCACAGGTCGTTCACTTGAAATTGAGAATGTATTTATGTACCAGGCTGCCTTGGATAATCTCTATCACAGTATTAAGAATATCAGGTATTATCCGTTCAATCTGAATTATCAAGGGCATCTATTGCTTGATGTTGGTCAGTGGGTAACCATCAAAACCAACACCGGAGAGACGTTTAAATCTCCAATTTTGAGCCAATCGTTTAGTTTTAAAGGTGGGCTTCGTGGTCGAATCAGCGCAGACAGCAAGGCTGGGAATGATGCGCAGTATTCGTATGCCGGGACCATAACGAAAAAGATTTTACAATTTGATAACTTTGAAGCTCAACTTCAAAATGAAATTGAAGAAGCAGATAGAGGGTTCGACGCTAAGGTTGACCAAATCAAACAAGATTTCAGTGACCAAATCGAACTAATCAAAGCCAAAGCAGAAGAGAACAAGAAAAAACTCTCTGACGAAATCAACAGACGATTCCAAGAGTTCAACCCAGCTGGATTTGACGAAGCAAAAGCCAAAGCAGAAGAAGCCTTTAGGAAAGCTGGAGCAAGCGCTGATTTAGCATTTAAAGCCAAAGCGCTCAGCGACAAAATCTTAGGCGACGTGAACACGTTTAAAAGTGACTATCGTGCCGATTTAAACGGAATCAACCTAAGAATCGCTCAGACGACTGCAAACAACGCTCAAATGTTTGGCGCGTTCACAACCGATATAAACGGTCGCATGGCTCAAATGACAAGCGCGATTGAGGGAAAGGTCAATCAAGCAGATTTCCAAACCGTAAAAGAAACAGCTCAATTATATGAGCGCATTTTGGGTGGTGCTGAAAATGATGTATCGAGAAATGTTTCTCGCATGGTTTTGAGTAATCAAGTATTTCAGACGGAAGTCGGAAAGTATGTTACAGATGATAATAACTTGGTTGTAAATTCGATGACAATGGATAAGCATACGCTTGTCAACGCGAACAGAAACGGTGTGGACGTATCATTAAACGATGGAGTCTTCACAGTAAAAGCAAATGGCTTGACTGGTTATAATTTCAGCGGGTTCACGCTTCCAATTTATGTTAAAAAAATCTATCGGGGTGAAACGTACACGCTCGGATTTAAGTACCGCATTCGTGAGAGAGTGGATGCAAACTTCGCTTTCGTAATTAAAAATCATAAATTAAATAAAGTTTTACTATCAGCTGACATTCCAAAAACACAAAACGACAACCCGCTGGACTGGTTTGAATTTCAAAAGACTTTCACAGTCACAGAAGATTTTGCTTTTGGTGAAGATTATAACTTCCCATTTTACATTTACATAGCCAAAAATGGTTGGATTGAGTTCAAAGAGCCTATCTTGGTTCGCGGTTCAAAGACTGGACCATACAAACCAAGTCAATTTGACGATGCTTACAAGCTAACCGAAGCAACACGAACACAAGTCACACAACTTGCTGGATCATACGCAATTAAAAATCTTAATAGTGCAGGCGACCTAATCAATGGTGTCAACTTTGCAGCAGATGGAACTACTAGATTTGTTAGTAAATTAACTCACATTTCAGGAGATACCTTGATTGATAATGCAGTTATCAAGTCAGCTATGATTGACAAGCTGAAGACTGCCAATTTTGAAGCAGGTTCAGTGACTACCAACATTTTAGGAGCTGAAGCAGTCACGGCCGAGAAGGTTAAATTTGATACTGCATTCATTCAACGGTTGGTATCACAACAAGCATTTATTAATGAGTTGTTTGCTAAACAAGCGACCATTACTAAGATACAGTCAATCGATTTTACAGGAAATCATATCAAAGGTGGTCGAATTTCCTCGCTAAACGGAAAAACTACATTTGACTTGCAGAGCGGTTGGATCGATATGAACACGGAAGCCGTCGGAATCAGAAATAGGTTTAACGGTAAGCCTTTGCAATTTCTTATTTTTGGACAAGGGGCAATTAACGGTGTTCCTAGTGCATATACACAATTAATGAGCAACCGTAACGGAGTAACGGGTGTCGAGCACACTTCGGCTGGTATCCAGATTTGGAACGGGAAACAAGGAGATAATATACAGACCGCTATCACTTTTTACGGGAAGAGTATGGATTTTATGCCAAGTTCTCAAGGTGGTGGGATTATCATGAACACCGAAAATCGTACTATCAGTAATTTGGATAATATTTATTTCCGTGGAACTTCTTTAGTAACTATTCTAGATTTGATCGATAAGAATTTCAAAGGTATCGAAGATCACTTTAAATACAATAATCTTGGGGCTCCAGGATATTACAGAACCAAAGTATAGAAAGGCAAACAATGAACACAGCAGACAAAGTTATTAACGAAATAGCAGTTCAATTCGCAAATTCAACAGTCGAACGTGCGAATTACAAGGTGCTGTACGAAGAATCTCAAACTCAATTCAAAGAAGCACAAGAACAGCTTTCGAAAGTAAACAAAGTCTTACAATCAGATAAAAAATTAAAAGAATTGTTTGACGAAATCGCAGAAAAATTAGAAAAGGAATAATATATGGCATATAAAGTAATCAACAAATATTTGCAAGAAGGCGATCGTACATTTGTAGCAATTCGTCAAGAAGCACCATACACAGCTTTTGACCGTGTTCTCATCGGAAACCGTGTGAATGAATCAGACGAGGTTCTTATTGAGGCCGTTCTTGGTCAGGTTGCTACCGAGCTAAACCCAGCGGAAGGCGTGAAGAAGCTACAAGAAGATTTGCACACACAAGCGCAACAATACGAAGAAAAACTTGAACAGAAAGATGCTAAAATTGCGGAAGTCAAAGCAGTAGCTGACTGGGCAGTATTAGCTCGTGTAACAGATGTAGATAATCCACTAGATCCAACAGTCTTCAAACGTGGTCTTGAATTGGTAGACCTTGGCCAAACTGGCAAAACTTATAAGCCACAAGAAATCTTCACGCTTGTGGACCCTGGGCATGTTGAGAAGTTCCAGGAAGGACAAAGAGTCATGGTTCAAGTGAATGAAGCGTTCACTTATCAAGGACAAACACTTGAAGAACTTGCAAGCCTTGAGCAAAACGGAAAATTAGGCATCTGGAAGTGGACAGAACCGAAGAAAGAAGAACCGTCTAGCGATCTAGAAACTCAACCTGTTCAATAGACCACTGTTTCAGAAAAGGGGTGGTTTAATTGGAATTTTTAACTTTACTTGACAAACTCACGCCCGTTTTAATTGTGATTATTCCAAGTTATTTCTCGTTCAAAAGTACGCAAAACACAAAAGAAACTGAAAAACAAATCAATGTTTTGACCGATAAAATAGGCGACCTTGAAAAGTCAGTTAGTGAAGTTACTGAAATTGGGAAAGAAAATCGGGATAATCTTTCACTTATCGGAAAAGGCTTGCAACGGTTACAACGTTTTCGATTGCAAGAAAATTTAAAAAAAGCAATCAGACGTGGGCGGACAAGTCAGCATGAAATTGAAGAACTTTCAAGACTTTATGAAAGCTACGTTGAGTTGGGTGGAAATGGTGCTATCAAAATACTGTTTGAGAAATTTCTCAAACTAGAAATCACAGAGGAAAATTAAAATGCAACAAATTAACGAAATCATCATCAATGCATCTATTAGTATTCTTGTCATTTTGACTGGAATTGCAGTCAAAACTGTTAAAGAGTACCTTATTAAAAAAGGCGGTGAGAAGACCGTCAAGATCGTTGAAATCTTGGCCAAGAATGCGGTCAATGCAGTAGAGCAAGTATCTGTTGAAACTGGCTTCAAAGGCGAGGAAAAGTTGGAGCAAGCACGAACTAAAATCCGCGCTGAACTAACTAAGTATGGTATCAGCATGACTGATAGTGACATCGATACATTCGTTGAGTCAGCGGTCAAACAAATGAATGATGCGTGGAAGGAGTAGCCAACATGGTAGAAATTATTAACCATACAATTTTTAATGGGATTTCAGGATCCCGACCAACTGAGCGACCGAAATATTATGTTTTACATAATGATGCTGGTTCAAAAAGTGCAAAGGCCTATATCGAATGGCTTCAAGAACGATATGATAATGGGCAGTCTGAACTTGGTTTCGCTCATTACTACATCACAAGAGATGCAATTGTGCGAGTCGAAGACACATACAATGGTTCGTGGTCTGCAGCGAACTATGATGCGAACATGAACTCTCTTAGCTACGAAGTGTGTCAACAATACAACTCAACAGATGCCGAGTTCATTGAAAATGAAAACATGGTATTGCGCCAAATGGCTGAAGATATGACCTATTATGGTGATACTCCGAACTATTCAAATATCAAGTTTCACAATGAATTTTCTAGCACATCATGCCCTGCTCGTTCCCTTGAATTGCACGGTGGCTACAATGACAGCTTGCGTGACTATGTGATTGCTAAAATCAAGCATTATCAATCCCTTGGCTCGACTGTCCAAGAAATGCTTGATAATGAGGGCAATCAGGAAGGTTGGAAGAAGAATTCTACTGGTTGGTGGTATGTCAATTCAGACGGTTCATATCCTAAGAACAAATGGCAAAAAATCAACGGTGTCTATTACTATTTCGACCAAAACGGCTACATGAAAGCTAACACATGGTACAATCACACGGACGGATATTGGTACTATTTGCTACCAAGCGGCGCCATGGCGACTGGCTGGGCGCTCATTGCAAATAAATGGTACTATTTCAAAGAAGATGGTGCCATGGTCACTGGTTGGGTCAAATATAAAGACCACTGGTACTACCTCGATGCCAAGGATGGCGACATGAAATCCAAGCAGTTCATTAAGTCAGCCGACGGATCAGGTTGGTACTACCTAAAAGAAGATGGCAGCATGGCAGACAAACCAGAATTTACTGTCGAGCCTAACGGCCTCATTACTACTAAATAAAAAAAAAACAGAAAGG